AGGAAGCGCGTAGAGCTAGCCCAAAGCAAAGGTGCAATTAACGCATCTGAGGCTATGACCTTAATCCACCACGTACAGGTAGGTAGTCGCTATGCCTCACTACAAACTAAGTGCCTTGCAGCTGAGATTGCAAAGAAAGTCCGCTTGTCCGTCAGTGCTGGTATGGCCTAGCTATTTGTCAAGTAAGATAGTCTGGTATTAATTAATATTAAAGTCGTAAATGTTTAATTAGGGAGTAGAATAGTTATTAGACCGCTGTATGTATTTACAGTATCGCCAACAAAGGTTGGCACGTGGTAATATTAACTTGCAGGCTAAAAAAGGGCGCTAAAATGATTTGCATAGCAAACATTATATCAAAAATAGACGTTCGATTTAAACATTGGATGAGGGAAGTAAACTGGCCGTTATGGTTATGGATGACAGACGCAAATAGTGACTGTACACCTGTAATACTTAACAGGCCTATAGTATTTATAAATAGTTATATAGCATTTGGATTTAGTAACTACTTAAGGGCCGTATTTTCCGCTTAATTATATGTATTAATAAATTTTTATTTATAAAATCACGTAATTAACTAAAGGATTAGCGGTATGAATATTAAAATAGGTAGCAGTTTTGAGTTTGAGATAGGTTTAAAATACGTTTACATAAAAATAAGAGATTGGGATTACTGGAAACAGTGGGCCAGCACCAATATAAATTAACAGGAAGGAGTAGGGCCATGAGTTTAGATAAAGGACATATCTTACGTGGGATGCAAGAGTCGTTAACAGATATGTACCGACTTAGCGGAGAACTTACGACTACACAGCTACGAGTATTAATATTCGTAATGCGTAGGGGTAAAGCGACAGGTAGTGAGATAGCCAAAGCATTGGAAATGTCAGCACCTACAGTCTCTCGCAGCATTGCAACTTTATCAGACGAAAACATCTCAAGACGTGCTGGAGCACCAGTAGGATTCTTGCGATTAGAAAGTGACCCTACAGACCGCAGGGTAAGGCACGCGGTTTTAACTGAGAAAGGCCAGACAATGGTCAATAGGATGGTGGAGAGATTCCAACCCTAACCTAAATGGCTAACGTGTGGTCTTCAATAGGAGGCTATCATGGCTACAAAACAGGTTGAACGCGGCATCTATATGACTGCCACAGGATACCAAATTAAATGTACTGTTAAAGGTGTACCGTTTAATACGTTTGTCCTAGGACACGACAACCTACACAAGGCTCGTAGTGTACTAGCACAGGCGAAGTCAGACTTACACCAAGGACTAAGCCCAGAGAAGCAGGAAGTTAACTCAGGGACAAGCACAAGGTCTTTACAGTATGCATATGACGAGACATGGAAGCACCAATGGGGTGCGGTTTCAGATGATTATGCTAAGAAGATAGGGCAGTATTGGAAGTGCATCACATCGTTTCTAGTGGACGAGTTAAAGCTCACTAGGATAGATAAGGTCACAGCCAAACACGTTGATGAATATGTACATCATCTAAGGGACTTTAAAGGAAACTCAGGTAGTACAATCAACAACAAACTGGGCGTATTGTCAGCCATGTTTAAGCTTATGCATAGACACGGTGTTATCTCAGGAAGTCCAGAAATTAAGTGGCAGGAAACTGCTGGTGCAAGGCTTAGGTATTACACGCATGACGAAGAGCAACAGGTGCTTGAATTATGTGACCTAATCGACTTCCACGACACGGAAATCAACACGTTGCTACAGGACTTCACCAAAGTTCTCTTTGCAACAGGCATGAGACCGTGGATGGAGGCGCACAATATCCAAAGGAGTTGGATACGTCAGGACAGTAGCGGTAACACGATACTGACAGTGCCTAAAAGGTTCTCTAAGACGAACAAAGAGCGAAGCATACCGATTACTGGTGCTGCTCTTGAAGTCATCTGGAGGCGCTCTAGTGGCCTAGAAAAGGATGAACGATTGTTCAAACGACTAGACTACAAATGGCATTGTAATAGATTCTGGCAAGAGGTAGTCCGACCTAGTATGGGTTGGGGTGAAGATGAAGTCTGGTATGGTATCAGGCACACCTTTGCGACTAGGTTATGTGAATTAAACATTAACCTTAAGACAGTCCAGGAACTGATGGGACACACAAACATCAACCAGACAGCTCAGTATGCTAAGGCAACTGATAACTCTAAGGCAGATGCTATAGGTAAACTATCAGGCATGACAGGTCAACGTGATGAAGGCACAGCAAGCTTTCAAATGATGACAAATAGTAAGGAAAGAAGCGAGGAAAGTTTCCTCAAAATAAGAGCCGTGAAATAAGACACATCACGGGAAACCCTTAGAAATCAAGGGGGTCAACACCTAGTTAACGAGCGGTCAGAGGTTCGAATCCTCTCGGGCGCGCCACACTAGGGTTGACTTCCGTTACCAAATGGAAATCAAATGACAATATCAAATGTCAAGCAAATGGCTTATCTAATGGATAGGCCTTTTTGTTGTGTTAATGTTTGTCGATTGGTATACTCAAGGAAGTCTACAGACCTAGGAAAAAGCCTAGGAAACTGGACTATAAACTACCCTTTAAAGCTGGTTACTTTTTAACCAATTAATTAAATTGCATTATAGCGGACGCGAATCCAGAGACTGGCATAGCTACGCTCCCAAGGTTGCCGAATGGTGACTATTACCAACCCAGAGATAGGAGTGACACATGTCACAGATTACTGATACATCCATCATCAATGATGAAAACCGATTAATAGATATGCAAGTAGAGCTAGAGATGTCTATGAGAACCGAAGGCATTGAAAAGATGAAAAGGAACATCGCATCAAATCAAAAGGTAGGTGGTGAAGCCTCTACTGAGTATGGTCACAAGCTCATGATTGAAGGCCTTCACAGGTTCTCTATAGGAGTAAAGGAATGGTTCGACTCACCAGTAACAGCAGGTAGGGGCAGTAGAGTCCACAAGATTCTACGTGAAGGTGACCCAGAGGTAGTGGCTTACGTATTTATGAAGTCCATCATCAATGGTATATCATCAAAGACAATGACCTTGCAGAATGTCCAAAGAGCAGCAGCAGGAAACATTGAAGACGAGTACAGACTAGCCCAGTTACGTTCAGAAGATAGGTTGCTCCACACTAGATTGATAGATGCCTCAAATAAACGTATAGGATGGGCCAAACGTGACACACTTAAAAGTGGTATGACTGATGCTGCAAGTAAAGGTAAGGTTAGTCACTGGGAAGAATGGGATGGCAACCTAACCATTCAAGCAGGTAGTAAGCTGTTAACAATTCTCATGGAAACAGTAGGTCTAGTTCAGATAGTCCGAGAGACCGCAGGGAAGAACAACAAAGTCAATCGCCTAGTAGCTACAGAGGAAACCCTAGAATGGATAAGCAAGCGTTCAGACAAGGCAGGGCTAACCTCACCCGTCTATAAACCAATGCTAGTAAAACCCCGTGATTGGACTTATGACAATCTTACTGATGGTTGTTACATCACACGTCACAACCGACCAGTGAAGATTATTAAGTCACCTAATAAGTCCTACTTTGAAGAGCTAAAGCACACTGACATGGATGTAGTCCTATACAGTCTTAATGCTATGCAGGGAACCGCGTGGTCTATCAATAAGCCCATCTTAAAGTTACTCACTGAGATGTGGGAAGCTGGTGTAGATTGGTGTCCATCAGTTCCTGCCAAGTACAATGAGGAAGAACCAGAGAAGCTTGCAGACTACGATAATGCATCCATTCAAGAGCGCGCAGCCTATGCTCAAGAGCGTAACAGAGTTCGTGTATCCAATCGTGAGGAGGCATCTAAACGCCTCGCATACGTGAGTATGATGGACACAGCTACCGAGTTCAGTCAGTACGATGAGTTCTTCTTCCCAATGCAGATGGACTTCCGTGGACGTTGCTATTCAGTGTCGAGCTTCTCAGCATTAGGGCCTGATGAAATGAAGGCGACTCTTAACTTTTCTAAGGGTAAAGCTTTAGGTGATGAAGGTTGGAAATGGTTAGCAATACACCTATGCAATGTAGGTGACTTCGAAAAGATGTCCAAGTCTACATTTGAAAACCGTGTTCAATGGGTGATGGATAATGAGCATTGGATACTAGACTGCGTAGAGAATCCTTGGGAGAACCGCAAGTGGGCTGAAGCTGACAAACCGTTCCTCTTCATGGCTGCTGCTATTGAATGGAAAGGCTTCCTAGAACAGGGTGATTCATTTGTGAGTCACATACAAGCGAGCCAAGATGGAAGCTGCTCGGGCCTCCAGCACCTAGCTATGGCTATGAAGTGCAAGACCACCGCTGCAAGCGTGAACATCCTACCTAGTGATGTGCCTCAAGACGTTTACCAAATCGTTGCAGACAAGGTTACAGCTCGTCTGGTTGAGGACTCACAGCAGCCTTATGAGCATTGGGGTGAACCTGTCCTAAACAACATGGGAATTCGAGTGCCTTGCTATACGGAATTAGCATTGGAATGGTTGAAGTATGGCTTTGGACGAAGTGAAGCGAAAACATCGGTCATGACATATTCTTACGGAAGCAAGCAGTACGGTTTCAAGACTCAAATCCAAGAGTCTGTCATGAAGAAGGCTAAGAAAGACTGTGCCAGAACTGGCCAGGATTTCCCATTCAGCTATGATGGTGGTTACCGTGCCTCTAGTTATATCGCTCGTCACCTTTGGGATGCAGTCGTAGACACAGTGAAGCGTCCAGCCCAGCTAATGGAATGGTTAACGCAAGCTGCAAGTATGGTAGCTAAGACTAAGTTCACCATGCAGGATGGCTCTAAGCAGACCATGCCTGTACGTTGGACTACACCTCTAGGCTTACCTGTACTTCAGTCCTACTACAACATGGAGACTCGCAGGGTACGCACCAGTATCAATGGCACCATCGTGTACATGAATAGTAACTCACCGCTTGACCAAATCTGTAGCCGCAAGTCAGCTCAGGGTATGAGTCCGAATTATGTCCACAGCCTAGACTCTAGCCATCTCATGCTAGCAGTAGCGAGGGCAAAGGAAGAAGGCATCGATGACTTTATGCTTATCCATGATTCTTTTGGAACCCATTGTGCTGACACTGGACGCTTTGGGTCCATCATCCGTGAGGCTATGGTGGAGATGTATTCCAATAGTGATGTAATCCATGACCTGTACCTAGAGTTACGCACTCAGCTTCTACCTGAAGAAGCGGAAGACCTGCCATTACCGCCAGCCAAGGGCAACTTGGTCTTAACTGATTCACTAGAGTCACGCTATAGTTTTGCCTAATGTTTGTCGATTGGTATAAGTTACCATAGCGTGTAATTAATTAAATTGCATTATAGCCAGACCAAACTGAAGACCCTCAATCCCGAGGGTTTTCTTGTATATGGAGATTGACTTATCGAAGACCTAACCCTTGAGCAGGCCTTTGCTGCCGCCCTTATCCAGACAGGCGAAGCACTGCCTTTAGACCTTGTATCCAAACTAATGGAACAAGGCGTAATCCTCGATGAGTTCATCGCGGCTAACCTTAACAAATAGCGTTTATACGCACCTGACATATAGGAAATTATATGACCCAACGTAAGAAAACTAACAAGCTTCCAATGCACACCTCACCACGAGGCCGTACAGAGTGGGCTAAATTATGGACACCAGATACTAAATTTAATGTAGATGGTGAGTATGGTACTAAGCTAGTGATGGACAACTCTGATGCTACAGACATCATGGCGATGCTTGATGCAGCCCATGCCTTAGCAATTGATGCCGCAGTTGAAGAGACAGGTAAGCCACGTGCAAAGATTCGTGTGACTGACCCATATGATGTCAACGCTGAGACTGGTGATGTCACTATTAAGTTAAAGCTAAAGGCTAAGGTCACCACTATGAAAGGTGAGACCTTTGAACAGAAGCCCATCGTAGTTGATGCCAAGCGCCAGCCTATCACCAAAGAGATTCCACTATGGAATGGTTCACTGGTACGTATTGGATTTCAAATCATACCGTATTACACAGCACTAGCAGGCGCAGGGTTATCTTTGCGTATGCGTTCAGTGCAGGTGATTGAAGCATTAGCTGGAACCAGTGAAGCCACCTCGATGTTTGATGACGAGGAAGGTTACTCACACGTTGCCGCAACAGTACCTGCTGAAGCCCAGAGCTTCCAAGAAGAATCAACGGAGGACTATGAAGACGTTCCATTCTAAAGACGTTGGTCTGAAGTATGGATTCCGAAGTGGACTAGAGGTACGGGTAGCTAAAGAGTTAGCAGCTCAGGGCATCCCGTATACCTACGAGGAAGAGAAGATTAAGTACACAAAACCTTCTCGCCTTTCTACCTACACGCCTGACTTTAAGATAGGGCATATCTTCATTGAGACCAAAGGCCGCTTCATGGTGGCTGACCGCCAGAAGCACATTCTAATCAAAGAACAACATCCTGAATTAGACATCAGGTTTGTGTTCTCCAACCCAAAGCAGCGAATCTCAAAAACTTCAAAGACTACATACGCTATGTGGTGTGAGAAACATGGGTTCCTGTATGCAAAGGAGAGTATCCCACACGCATGGCTAAAAGAAGCAGTACAGAATTAATTGTAATTCACTGCACAGCAACACGTCCTTCAATGGATGTAGGAAGAGTAGAGGTTGACGCATGGCATCGCCATCGTGGATTTCTAGGTATCGGGTATCACTACGTGATTAGACAGAATGGTCTTCTTGAAGAAGGCCGTGACTCTGAACAGGTAGGCGCTCATGCCCGTGGCTTCAATGCCACATCTATCAGTGTAGCAATGGTTGGTGGCGTTACTGAAAAGGACGTAACCATATCAGAAGACAATTTTACGGACGAACAATGGGTGACCCTTAAGGCACTCATCGAAAGGTTGACGGAGTTATATCCAGACGCTGAAGTCCTAGGCCACCGCGATTTACCTAATGTTCTTAAAGACTGTCCAGCCTTCGATGTGAAGAGCTGGTGGGCTACTGAAAATAATTAAATTGCACTATAGCCAGACCAAACTCAACGCCCTCAATTCCGAGGGTGTTTCATTCTTATGAACTCAACAACTGAGAGAAATTAATATGTCACAAACTCAAACTGTCCTTAACCACTTGAACAACAATCGCAAGATTACTTCTATCGAAGCCATTGGCTTATATGGAATCACACGTCTAGCTGCTGTGGTTCACAGTATAAAAAAGTCAGGTGTCGAGGTAGATACCACCATGAAGAATGGTGTGAACAAGACTAAGTATGCTGAATATAGTTTAGCAGCCTAGTCATGAGAGAACATGACGACAGCCCAGCAGTAGGGCGTGAAGCTTGCCCCGACTGTGGGTCAAGTGATGCTCTC